CCGTGAGCAGAAAGATTTATAAGATGTTGTATGCCTAATATTGAAGCAAGAAATATACGACTGCGTTCACCTCCCGAATATCCCATAAAATTTTGAGCATATTTTCCTTTATATACAGCAAGCACATCTATCTTCTCACGCACACTTCCATCCTTATTGATTTTAAATCCATTGACCTCAACGGTCATGCTGGAACGGAATTTCTTTAAAAACGAATTTGTTATGCCCTCTATAATCTTCACCGAACGATTAGCAAGATAGGTTGTGAATCCATTTTTGCCCATGTAGTAACTCCAATATTCTACCATAGATAATTCCTCAGTCAGGGCAGACATCTTTTTCTTAGCATCCCGAATTTTCTGCTCAACCTCTTTTATCTTTTCATCGCACTGTTTAACAATCTTAGCACTACGGCTGTTCTTTTTAATATCGGCAATCTCTCTTTTAATCTCAATAATGCGTTTATTAAAACGCTCAACATTCTTCTTTTCTTCTTCAACATCACGCTCGGCATCCTTAGCATTTTGCTTAGCTCTACGTGCTTTTATTTCAAGTTGGTCTGCTTCGTCTATACTCTCGTTAACCTTTCTCAACCTCACTTTCTTTTTACCAATCAAGTTACAAATAGATTCAAGACTTTCTTCAGTTTCTTTAATCAACTTCTTAGCTTGTTTGACAGTCAAATCATAATTAGATTCAGGCATGAACTTATGACCGCATTCAGGACACTCTACAGCTCCTGAAATATCCGCTTTCAAATCTTTGATTATCTGCTCAGCTTCACTCTCTTGCTCTTCCAAAGACTTAATTTTTGAACGTATCTTTTTACGCTTTTCTTCCAACTCACTTACATCTGGTAAATTACCAATAAGAGCATAATCAGCAGAACTCTTTATCAATTCTAACTTTCTCGTATATTCTTCAATGGCAGCAGACGCAAATTGAATCTTATCTTCATTCAATTTGATTTGTTTCTCTCTTTCAAATATTTCGTGATTATCGTCAAGAGCAATTGCCGCTGCTCGCTGCTCACGATAAAACTGTAGCTTACCCTCATAAGTACCAATCTGAGAACTAATATCATTGCTATCGGTACTTAAACGCTTTTTGTCATTTGATAATTTTTCAAGAATCGGATTTATCATATCAGCATTGGTGATACGATTCAACACCTCTTTCTTTTCACTATCTCCAGCCGTAAAAAATTGATAGCGATTGTCCTGACTAATAATAAAATATCTCAACAAATCATCCCTCGTTACACCAATCAAATCTATCACCCTCGCATTAGCTTCATTAACACTTACAAGCTGAGTGTTCCGCTCTCCATCTTCATAAACCTCTACTTTAGTTGATTTGCTGCCCCTAAAGAACTTTCTTATAACGCCCAAAGTCCTGTTTAGAGTTGCATTTTCAAGATAGAACTCAACCTCACAACTTTCGCTATGCCGATTTATGAAAACTTCTTTGTCTATATCTCGCAATGACTTACCAGTCAACGCAATAGCTATGCCTTCAAAAATCGTACTTTTACCAGCACCATTATTGTCGCTATCGTCATCGTCACGATTCTCTCCGAATATCACAGTACAAACTCCCTGCTTAAATTCGTACTTAGTGTCAACGTGACCAAAAAGATTTTTGATATGTATATACTTAGGTGTCCACATACTTACATACTCTTAATTAAATCCAACCCATATTTCATATGTTTTCCTTTTATTTTATTCTCGGAACAGAACTTCAGAAAATCTTTTGTTATGCTACGCTTATCATAATTCAAAGCATCTTCGTCAACTGAATTATCAATTGCCTCTTTTTCCTCTACGCTTTCAAATTGGCATTGAATCCCCTTAGATTCTATGTAATTCAAATCAACCTTAGAAGCATCAACCCTTTTGCCTTGAATTATAAATCTGATATGGTCGTACTTCTCACCATCGTACTTCTCAATCAAATTCCTAATTGTCTCTGAATCATTAACATCAATCACGTGTTTGATATACTTAGGAAATCTCAGAGGGACAAATTCAATATGACCGTCATTGTAAACTATTGTGCACCCCTTATCGGTAATATTTTCACCGAAATTATTTTGATATGCTGAACCTGTGTAATAAACGTTTTTGCCTATCTTACTCGCATTGTGATAATGACCGACAAAAACCTTAGTGAAGAAATCAAACACGGATGGCTTTAAGTCGGATACAACTTCACTACCATCGTTGTTACGAACTCCATCAATAGCTACATGAGTAATCAAAAACCTCGGCGAATCTTCATCAACATCCCCCTCCTGGAGCTGAAGCTTCACTATCTCTAAAGCCTTATCAAACTCAGATTGCCATTTATCATCGCCATAGTAAGGAACAAACGCCACAGAACAACCATAGATAATACTGGCACAACCCTCTCGCTTGACTTGAAAATATTTGTTACCTCTATATATGTCTATATAACTCAATACATCGTTGGGGTCTGTCTTATCGTGATTGCCTGGAATGGCTATTATTAACTTCTTACATCTTTCAGCCATATCTATTATATCCTGAAAGGCTGAAAGACATCCCAACGGCTGACCGCTGCGGTTGGTAAAAACATCACCACCTATTATTATGTAATCAATATCCTTTTGAACGGCCAAATCAATAGTCTGTTGGAAAACATCTTTAACCAATTCTCCGTTTGACTTATCAATGTGTATGTCGTTCAAAAGGATAAAAATTGGATTAACTCCGCTTGTTAATTTTTTCATCTTCATCCATATTTCTCCTAAAAAACGTTGGACAATCTTAGCCAAGCGAATATCTTTCTGCGGTGAAGATAGTCTAAATCAGTCTGAAATTCATACGCTTCCTGCTCAAATAATACGTTGCGGTATGCTTTATGTAAGTGAGCCTTATACTTACCAACCCCAACCTTAAAAAGCGTTGCTAACTGTACGAGCAAGCGTAAAAACCACTCTAATACATACCAAACATAATAAGCTATCGGAATTATTAACAGATACCACGGCGACAAACCTAATATAACCGCTAAACCGAATATGATTGCAGAAGCAATTGTAAACTCTAAATATTGTTTGGTGTGAATACCCTCGTGATTTATAACCAATGGGGAAATTCTGTCAAACGAATATCTGGTGAATAATAAACCAAATAAGTTGATGCAAATAAATCCCCTGAATGGTATAAACTTATTAACAATTATCTTCATTACTTAATCTTCCTCATCTTCTACATCGCTTTCCTCGTTATATTTCGCCTTTATATCAAGCAAGTCTTGCTGCATACTCTTACGAATCTTGGCGTGAAGAACTTTCAATAATTTATTTCTTTCGTGATATAGATTGAAAAATTCTCTCGGTGAACTCCAAGACAGCTTTCCGTTCAAAAAAGAAATTTTCTTTTTGCCTTCAAGTTTCAATATTCCTCTTTCAAGAGCATAATCAATATCATCCTTAGACAATATCACGCCCTCTCCAAGCAATATCCTTATCTCAGTTGTCTTACGACTTCCAAAATCATTTTTTACAACCTTAATTTTAGAAATCTGAGCAACCTCTTCATCACCTATTCTTTCCATACCCTTAACGGCAACCTGAAGACGCACAGTTGGTAAATATTCTATGAATGTTCCGCCAGTACTCTTTTTAGTAGATATACCCATTCCAGTTATTGTATCATAAGTGTGATTCAAAATAACGAAATGAATAATATTACTATACATCAAAGATAGAACAAACTTGGTAAACTTTTTTGCCTCTTTCGCAAACACTCCTATCTTTTCATGCTTTAATTCATCAAGCGTTTCACCTTTAGACATTTTCTTTTCAAGCATAGCAGTATTCTCTTCAAGCGTATCTCTTTCATTTAAAGATAATGTAGCGCCAAGAGAATCCCACATGAAGAAAAATTTAGGTCTATTTTTCTTTGAATCATATTCTTTGTTCACCTCGTCAATTATTTGTTTAAAAAGCATAAACATTTCCTCAACAAAAGTAACTTTAACAATAAGTACATTTTCAACATCAACACCAATTCGTCTTGCGTAATCTTTATTATCACGATTCTCACTTGATAGAATTACGCAAATAGAATCTTCGCCATTCTCCTTTTGAAAATTAGCCATAGCCTGAAGAGCAATCGTTGTCTTGCCACCTCTACTTGCTCCAGCTATCTCTATAATACCAGTAGGCAAACCAAATGTACCAAGATTAAAATCAAGCGTTGGACTACCAGTATGAACCCAAGACTTCATTGATGAAAATGAATCTTTCTCTGAAAACTTGATAATATTTTCATTATCAAATTTCTTAACAAGTTTGTCGATAATACTCATAAATTTATATCATTTTAATTCCTAATTAGTAACTATGATTTATTTTTCTTACAACTATCAGAAATCTTTTTCTTAGTTTCTTCAGAATGATGTCTTCCAATCCAAGGATGAGGATTATTTTTATAATATTCTTTCTTACTTTTGCTTAAAGTTGTTTTCATTTCATCAGACATTTTCTTTCCAAGATTTAGAGAATCATGATTTTCAAAATATTTCTTAACACCATTAGATATTTTCTTTCTTTGTTCCTCACTCCAATGAAAACCTCTTTTATATGTACTTTTATCTCTATTTCTTGCTGCTCTTTTCATTTTATCTTTCGTTTCTTGAGAAAACTTCCTGCCTTTGTTTGGATTATGCTTTGCTAATCGCTCTTTAGCCTTTTCTGATATAATCTTCTTAGTCTCTTCTGAAAGGTGCTTGCCGTACCAATAGCAATTCTTTCCAGCGAATCTCCCTGACTTCTTTTTTCTAATCTTTTCTATTACATTTTGGTCACTCATTGGATTTGAAGAACCGAATGAATTAGCAGTACCAAGTAGAACATTACAACCTCCATTCCTTTCTAAATAATGCGCTTTCTCTTTCTTGATAAAATGCGCTTCAAGTGCGTCTAATGCTTTTTGAGAAATACCCTCTTTAGCATATAGAACTTCCCTGTGTATAAAATTACGCCAATTTTTTGGTCTCAACCTTTTTATTTCAGCAATATATTCAAGCCATATATTTCCACTACCCCAATACGAATCAAATTTACTTAAAAACGAATCAACGCTAACTTTTTCCCAATGTTGACCAATATAAAACACCCTTTTATTATCTCGCTTTAATAAAGCAATGATGCTAAACTTATAAATAACTCCAATCATAATCATTGATATTTTCTTAACTAACTGAGTGGAGTATGTACCTGATATTAGACTAT